AGGCTACATGAAAGACAAGGACTATCGCCAAAAGACAATGGCGCTAGCCGAGCAACGCAAGCAGTTTGATGCGGAGCGCGAGCAGTTTAATGAAATGCAGAATCAATTGAAGGAGCGAATTGTTGAATTAGAGGCAATCGTTACAGAGGATGATTCTAGTATTGATTGGGATGATCTCAGAGAGTATGACCCTGAAAAATACATTGAGCAGAAAGAAAAGCTCGAAAAGCGAAAAAAGGCAATCGAAGAGGCGAAAAAGCTAAGGGCAGGTCCAGCATCGGAAAGCAACGTAGATGCAGCAGCGGAAAGCCAGAAGTTATTTTCTAAGCACCCTGAGTGGGGCAGCGTCAACGACCCTACAGAGCAATTCGAGAAAGATGCAAAGATGATTCAGGATTACATGCAAAAGCAAGGCTTTAGTGATCAAGAGGTAAAGCAGATACAGACTGCCAGAGCATGGGAGACTGTATTAAGAGCAGCTAGATTTGATGCCACTCAGACAAGATCTGACGTAGCAAAAAAGAAAGTGCGAAAAGCACCAATTGTCACAAAGCCAAAAAAATCAGCAAAGACAAGTCTGCAAGTTGAGCTAGAAGAAGCTCAAGCCAGGTTGAAGAAAACCGGAAGCGATGCAGATGCGTTAAGAGTGCGAAAGCTTAAACGACAATTAAAGAGGTAGCCCAAAATGGCACAGCCAGCCGATACTTTCTCAAGTTATGATGCGGTAGGTAACCGCGAAGATTTAGCCGATGTTATTTATGACATCTCTCCAACCAAAACACCATTTATGAGCGGTATTGCAAAGATAGAAGCAACCGCAACGCAGCATGAGTGGCAAACAGATAGCCTTGCATCTGCCTCTGCATCAAACGCAGTTATTGAGGGTGATGATGCGACAACCGATGCGTCAAGCGCTTCAACTCGTGTGGGTAACTACACTCAAATTTCAGATAAAGTGGCACGTGTTACCGGCACTCAGCGAAAAGTGCTTTCTGCAGGACGAGGTGACGAGTTAGACTATCAAATCCTTAAGCGCTCAAAAGAGCTTAAGCGAGACATGGAGTCTGCTTTGCTGGCGAACAACGCTCAAGTGGCTGGTAACGATACAACAGCGCGAGAGCTTGCGGGTGTTCCTGCATGGCTTGCTACCAATACCGACTTTGGGGCAACTGGTGCAGATCCTACGGGTGATGGCACTGACGCACGGACTGATGGTACGCAGCGAGCTTTCCTGGAAGAAGACCTAAAGACTGTATTGTCTTCAATCTGGGATAACGGCGGCGAGCCCGATACCATCATGGTTGGCTCGTTCAACAAACAGCAAATGTCCTCATTCTCAGGCAACGCAACTCGAAATGTAGACGCAGCCGACAAGCGATTGGTTGCAGCTATTGATGTTTATGTGTCTGATTTTGGCGAGCTAATGGTAATGCCTAATCGGTTCATGCGATCTCGTGATTGCTTGGTGCTAGAAATGGATATGTGGGCTATGGCGACTCTTCGAGATTTTGAAGAAACTCCATTGTCGAAAACAGGTGATAGTGATCGAGTTCAGATTTTATCTGAATACACACTAGAATCTCGTAACGAAGCTGCAAGCGGCGGCGTGTTCGACTTAACCACTTCATAAAATAAGGGGCGAAAGCCCCTTTTAAGGTAATTAAAGATGGCTAAAAAATACATGATCTTAAAGTCTTTTAAGTACAAAGACAAAGACGGCAGAGTTGTGCTTGCTGAGCGAAATAAGCGAGATAATGAGTCTGGTAGCATTCTTACAAATGAGAAGGGCTATCGTATTCATAATATTATGGAGCTACCAAAAGAGGCATTAGATGTCGCTAAGGCGGTAAAAAAAGCTTCAGGTAAGTCACCGATTGAAGAGGTAGACGAATAATGAGCGCTTTTAATTTAAACAAAGTAACATTGCCTTTTTATATTGCAGATGTTTCTACTGCTGGGCAGATTTACGTGCCTGTTCCTGATGAGTTTTCGGGCGAGGTAGTGGAAATTCGAACTGCATTAAACGGCGCAATTGCTACGGCTGACGCAACAATAACGCCTAAGATCGGCGGCACTGCTATGACAAACGGCGCAATTACTATCGCAAACGCCGGCAGTGCGGCTGGTGACGTTGATACATCGCGCCCAAGCGGTGAAAACGCAGTTGCAGCAGGAGAGGCTATTGAGATTGAAACCGATGGAGCAAGCACTAATGCTGTCGCGGTTTTTGGCGCAATCGTAATTCGCCGATAGAATATGAAAAAGCTGATCGAAACCGATCTTGCAACCGGAATAACCGAAGAGATTGAGTATAACAAGAGCGAGAAGCGCGTCACTGTTAAGCATTCTCAAGACGTTGAGCCATTTATTAATGCTAACAAAGCTGATTTAAATGCTGATTCTGGTAATTTCAAAGGGGATATGCATAAAGTTGCCTCTATCCCTCCTATCGTGATCGAAGATTGGGCAAATGAGCTTAGGCGAATGGGCAGAAATCCATGGCCTTTTCATAAGTCTAATAAAACATGGCTGATCGCTAGACTGAATAGTCGAGACTGGCGAGCACTGAGAACTAAGCGCGGGAATATCTAATGGCGTTGTCAAATTACTCAGATTTAAGAGAGTCAATAGGCAAGTGGTCACATCGAGAAGATGTCTCTGTTTTGGTCGATGATTTTATTTTGATGGTCGAAAAAGAGATGTTCGCCAATGACCAAGAGCAGTTGCACGTTAAAGAGCTTGAAACAACTTCATCCGGCTTAACCATCTCCAGCAAAACCGAGTCTTTGCCAACCGATTTTTTGGAAATGAGAGAGGCACGGCTTGAGGTAAGTGACGCATCAGGCGAGCTACAATGGCGCTCACCCATGGCAATGTCAGATCGAACCGGAACAGGCAGACCGATCGAGTACACAATTAAGGGCGATAACATCGTCTTTAATGTGGCACCTGATCAAACTTACAACATTGAATACACTTATTACGCGGATTTAACAAACGGCTTGAGCTCATCAAATCCGACCAATGCAGTGTTAACCAATTACCCTGATATTTATCTATTTGGGTGCCTATGGGCTGCTAATGAATACGCATCGAATGAGGCAAGAGCAGATCGTTTTTATGCAAGGTTTATTAATGCAATCAAGGGTGCAAATAGTCGCTCTAAGAAAAATAAAGTGGCCGGCCGGCCAAGAGTTCAGCTTACAGGGTCAACGCCATGAGTCATAGAAGCGTACCTGTTAATCTTGCTGGCGGTACGTTTCAAGCCAAATCAAAGCCACTATCAAGCCAGTTTACCCAAAATCTAATCCCCGAAGTGGTCGAGCAGGGGAAGACTCAGTTTGTTTTATCCCCTTACCCTGGACGAAAGTCATTTGGCTCTACAACATCCGGGATTGATCGCGGTATGCATGCTATGGATGGTGTGCTGTATAGGGTCGTTGGCAACTCTTTATATAGCATTGATGTTAACGGTACGCATACAAGCTTAGGCGCTGTCACTGGCACGGAAAGATGCATTTTTGCTGACGATGGATCAAACCTCCACTTCACTAACGGAGAGGGGAAGGCGTATAAATACGATGGATCAACGTTGGCAGTTGAATCAGACTCCAATTTACAAAATGTTACGTCAGTGACATTTCTAAACAATCAATTCATTTACTCGTCTGATAGGTTTTTTAAGGTTTCCGCTGTAGGTGATGGCTCTACGGTTAACGGGCTTGATATTGCTGGAGCCGAAAGTGACCCAGACGACTTAATTAGGGTTTACGCATTTAAGCAGCAGCTTTATTTGATTGGCGCAAAGACAATTGATTCTTACTACAATTCGGGCTCAGGGCGACCGCCATTTTCTAGGATTGAAACTCAGTTGCAGCAGGTTGGAACGAGTGCAAGGCATTCAGTTGCGAGTACAGATAATTTTATGTATTGGCTAGGCAATGATGATCGAGTCTATCGAATTGTTGGAGGAACAAAAGAGGTCGTTTCTAATGATTCGGTATCAAGACAGATCCAAGCTATGACAAAGAAAGATGATGCAATCGGGTACACCTACACCTACCAGGGTGAGAACTTTTACAAGCTAACGTTTCCGACTGAAAACGTGACATTTGATTTATCTGAAAGCTTGGGGCGCTCTGGTTGGTTTAATACATCATCTGACGACTCAAAGGGAATGTACAAAGGTACGTCCATAGCCAATGCTTACGGGAAAAAGTTGGTTTCTGATTACGACACAGGGGATTTGTTGGAATTAGACCCTGATACTTTTGACGATAACGGATCAGCAATTCACAGAGTTCGAACAACCGGATCTATAAATTCGAAGTCTCTAGGGCTTCCAATCGGAAAGAGGCTTGAAATGTCCAGTTTTAGAATGACTTTAGAGACTGGAACAGGGCTTATATCTGGTCAAGGCGAAAACCCAAGAATCAGGATTGAATACAGCATCGACGGTGGCCGCTCATTTGCCGAGGGCTCATGGGTTAGGACGGGTCGCCAAGGCGAGCACAATCTAGTGGTAAAGTGGGATCAAATGATATCTTTCTATGACATTATATTGCGCCTCACCTATACGGATCCTGTGCCTATATCAATTTATGAGGCTTATATTGACATAACAGAGGCTGGCTACTGATGACCAACGTAAATCCACCGCCTCAACCGCCAATACCGGCCAAGTTTAGAGATGATCCATCGGTACTTGATTATCTGCAGCAGATACAGTTTATTATTTTCCAGTTGTGGGAAAGAACAGGCGGCGGCGATGATGATATATCAGATTTTCTAGACGGACTAAATCAGTTCGATTCTCTTAATTATCTATCTGAGATAAACGGGAGGCCTGAGTTTAATTACGTTTCAACCTCTTCGAATTATACAGCTCTCGATTATGATTTTGTGATCGCCAGTGATGAGCTTACAGTAACCCTACCGTCCGAGCCTGTCGATCAATCAAGAGTTAAGGTAAAAACAACCGTAACCAGCAGTGTAACAATAGACGGTAACGGCAAAAATGTGGATGGCGATTCAAACGTTGTGATAGTGCAGGATTACGTGTTGATTGATATGATCTACACAGTAGAAACCGATGAATGGTTGATAATATGAGTTTTGTGCCAGGTAACATAGATCGAGTCATTGATGATTTATCGTCTAGCAGTCCTTTAAATGCAGGGCAATCATTTTCATCATCATGGGTAGATATTTCTAAATACCCTGCAATAAGCGTGGCTTCTTATGCTGATCAAGATGGTGAGCTTAGAATTATGTTCAGCACAGACGGAGCTGCAGCAGATGTAACGCTAACAAGAACTATATTAACATCAAGGTTTAACCCTCCTGAGCGGCTAACAGTAACCCACCAATATGCAAAGATAGAGTTTGAAAATACATCGGCAAGCAATCAAACATCATTTGCCCTGCAAACTATCGCGGGTCAGAAAACAAATCTATCTTTCCCTTTTGATTCAATCGTGCCTCTTAGGGCTAGCGCTCAACCCGTAAGAAATGATGACTTCAAGATTGACGTTGAAATGGGTAGGCGTGAGGGGTTTCAAAACTATAGGGTTTTTGGTGAAAATCCAGATATAGATGCTGCTGCTGTTGAGACTGTATGGACTAACGGAGGAAGACTTAGCAAGCTTTCAAGCGCAGAAACCATGGAAATTGCATCTTCAAGTGCAAATGATGCATCTGGTGGCACCGGCGCAAGAACCGTAAGCATAAAGGGCGTCAATGGTAGCTTTGAAGAGGTGTCTGAGACTGTGACAATGAACGGCACAACTGATGTTACAACGCTAAATTCTTATCTAGGGGTTAATAGAA